CCAAACCTGCTCATTACTGAACAGGGGCAAACCGCGGTATCGAGAGGAGAACCTCCCGATACCTCCCTTCCTTCACAGGAAGCCCAGACGGATGCTCCTCTATACCGAGCCGAAGCTCGAAAGGAGAGTTAACCCGGCTAGACAGTAGCCTCAAAGAAGCGACCATCTGTCCTTCTGGTAAGTCATCAGCCAAAATCTGTTGCGAAACAGACAAGACACTGACTTGCCACGATTCCCACCCGTGAGGATGCGAATCGAGACGGAGTTCGTCAACGGCGCCAATGAAGGCACCGTCACCGAATCCATCTGGAAGACGGGGTTCACGCCAAGACGCCGGTGCCAGCTTGCGAAGTCTTTTCAGGACTTCCTTTGTATCAACTCCGCTCCGCTCACCCCAACGAAAAACGTTGTTGTGGACGAGGAAGAGTCGATCCAAGCTGAGAACAGGCTTCCGGACATAGAACGGAGTAATGTCAATTCCCTGAAAGTAGTGTTTTCCACAACTTTCTCTGTACGGACCCGATGTAAAAGTTTTGTTCAGGTTGGGTTTAAAGCCAGCCTGCCAAAGTCTATACAAAACGGTTTCCGCTTGGTCCGTGGGGACTACGATATCATCCCCATAGACGAGGACTTGACTGTCCATCTCGTTGACGTTAGGGCAGCACACCTGTTGACAAATGCTCCAAAAGAGCATCGTCTCCAGTTCAAATGTGAAGCCATTACCCATCGACGAGACCTTTTGGTAAACAATTCGTTTACCATCAGGAAGAACGCCAACTGGCGAACGGCACTGCTCAAGTGCCCACCACCAATCGTTAGGAAGGAGGAAACTGACAAGCTCAAGCGCTACAGTGTCGCTGGCCATAGATAAATCTATGGTTGCTAACTGTCCCGTCACGGAGCCGACAAAGGCACCATGCTGGTTTCGCTTTTGATCATCAAGATCGATTCCGACCGACTTGAGACGACGCCGAATTACACCGCCAAGGCCCTTCTGAATGTAAACATTCATACAAGGCTCTTTAGCGATGGTCCGGTCCGTCTTATAGTTCTTTGGAACGGTTATGATGCTATTCCCGGATACAACCTTGACAGGTTGCCTGGGACCCTCCATGCTAGAGCATGCAATGTGGTTCCACATTGGATTCATGTTAATAACGCATGAAGCAAGGGTAGCATTACCTAAAGTGCTTTCAGGTTGACCTGAATATTTGTAGGCTGCATGGGAGATTCGACGCGGCAACCGGGTAGTTGACCCAGGGCCGTGTCCGAAAAACCGTGCGCACTCATCCCACGACAGGACTCCTAGTAAGTTTCTAATCCGCATCGAGACACCCCTCCAGAAGGGGTCGTAACGAAACGTCTTAGTCACCCACAGATTTGTGTCGCGACATAAGCTCTCGGCCTCATGGAATCGCTCCCATGTGACTGATTCCTTTTCAGGTGATGGTTGTCCATCATCATACTTAGAAAACAGCTCTCGAATAAGAAGAGAGCCTTGAGCACGCTCTGGAGTCGAAAGATCCAGAGGGGTTTCACGTCCAAGAACGCCTAAAGGGGAAATCCCTACGGCGGAGGAAATGAGCTCAAGGAACTTCTCGTTAGAGAATCCGAAACCAGCACCAGTGGCACGTTTACGGGCCATATTGGACATCCTTTTAAGGAGTAAGAACAAGAGGCATTAGAGACCTCGTTTGCGAAGAATCGCAGTGACAATAATCTCTAAAACACGTACAGCAGCTTGCGCTACGATACGCCACTTTCGAACAGCCGGGGTTTCCGGCTTAATAGAAAGGCTCAAGGTTCTCAACGGAGGTCTTGACTGTCGCATTGGAGAAGAAATTCACCAAATACGCCAACAAGTCTTTCCGTTCCTGGAGCGTGGCGTCAGGGTGAATGTTCAGGGTAACCTGAGCACTCGAGTACCTGACAACCTGGTCGACAGTGTCCACCGTAGCTACAGTCGGGGTCATAAACCCCGCCTGCAGTTTATTAGTGGTCCGTGATCCCGAAGGACCGGCAACCTCGTAAGAGATTGTACGGAATCCCGAAGGAATCGTCGGGGATCGGTCAGCCCATTTTGCCGTGCTTCCGTCAGTTGTGACAGGAGCAAAGGAGTGAGCAACCGGTGTACCTAGTCCATCATTAATGGACAATGCAGCAATCGCTGGCATAGCGAGATCTACCTCTACAGTTAAGTGATTAACGACGACCAAAAGCCCCAGCTAGTAAGGCTAGACCATTGGCCATATGACCCAGGGACCGAGGATCTTTAATACTCGGGAAGGTCGGAAGAGGAACACCTTGCGATGCAGTCCTCCTAACTTCTATAACACGCTGAGACCCCGTCCATTCGTTTGTCCAGACATCTCCATTTGGATCGGTTCCGTTCATGCCTTGATCGAGCCAGTCACACTTAACGTATGACGTTGAACTCGTCGAAGCAGGACCGAAACCCAGTAGGGCATCGACACTGTCGAGCCACTGTCCGATAGGGAGAGCCCAGTCTACAACAAATGAATATGGTACCAGCTCCCACGCGATTAAGAGTGGGTTAGTTACTCCAAGGGAAGCTAACGACATGATTAGGTCGTTAGAAGGAAGGGCATCGATGCGTACAAACGCACCGCGCTCCGCCTTCGCTACGCAAAACCCTAAACCCTGATTGTTCGTAAACTGTTTATCAGTTGACGTCCATAGGGCGTTCGAGTTTACTTGCGCCTTTGCTGTGACTCTCCAGTCACTTAGTGGAGCCTTACTAAGGGCCTCACTAGCTCCGTAAACGTCGGAGAGAAAAGGTTTCCAGCCGTACTGAAGCTCCAACCACTTATTCGGGACATTGCTGCCCCGAGGTTCGCGTTTGGAGTTAGCTATTCCAAGTTCACGCATTGCTGCGCGGACTTGGCCCCGTTTAAGATTATTAAACGATCTAGCTATACGTCTGGCTGTATCGCCGAGCAACTTGGCAGTAGCGTTGCGTTCAGCAAACGCCACACCAAGATCTACAGACTTTTGCTTCATTTTAATACGTGCCCTTATAAGAGCACGATTAGGTAGGCTCAAGTCATAGATCGAGTTGAAAGCATTATTGACACAGGCTTGGAAGTTCTGAGTGCTGTTAAAGGCACTCTCACCAACCACGCCGGAGTAAGTGGCCTCGCGGCCATCACTCTTTCGTGTCTGCTTAACAATCCCGACTGCTCGGCGGTAGCTGTAATATCTCATGGTGTAGGCTTGTGGCTCACACCATACCGCAGGTTTACGTCTGCGATTAGTCCCCGATGACGACTCCTCGGCATGTAGTGCTGTACTGGAAACACCAGTATTTACAGCGCCAAAGGCGCTGACAGTACGATACGTGCCAGGGAAATTGACATTAAAGGGAGGTCGAGACATGAGATTACAGCTCGAGACTTTAGTCTGTGTCAACAGACAGGGCTCCCATTTCAGGGCCCCGCTAGCTTTATACTAGCACCGGATAGAGGCATTATGCCTACCGAGGTTGACGAACCTCGATAAAGATCCCATGACCGCG